TGTGTTGCAGCATAATTTGTTAAATATATTGGATAGTAATAACTTGATGTATTTGAGTATGTCCTATCAATACCAAACACTGCATAGGGTTCCTCACCTACAGTAGTGCCTTCTTCCAACTGAAAGTTAAATAATTCTATAAATTGATTTGTACCATCTTCTTGTAGAATAATATCACTATCTGTTTCATCAACAATGTTACCATGAATAGTAGTAACTCGTGCTTCTGCTTCTTTAACAAAACCAACCTCATTGCCATTGTCTGTGAATACTACAAGGTCGCCTATTTCATAACCAGTACCAGCATCATCAACCAAAACACCAGAAACCGAGCCCGTCTGAATGTCTCCAACAGTTGCAGAAACATCACCACTACCAATCAAAATAGATGCGTCCAAATCAATCGCGTCACCAGATTGATACAGTGTTCCATCATTTGTAATAGATACTGTAGTGTTTATCTGCCTAACAATAAAGTTAAAACGAACATCTTGTACAGAGGACGTTGCATAGATAGTCTCATCAACTTGAAACGATCCTACCACATTTGAAATCTGAACTTCAATATAAGATACACCACCGGAAGCTGTAAAAACTGTAACGTCTTCAACAAGAGCAGTTGCATTCGAGTCCTGTCCTGTAATAGATTGTCCAATAATTTCACTAGGAACAGATGAACCAACTGTCGAACAACGAAGAACTGTTGGTTTGTCCCAATCAGCATCAGAGGTTCTTAACATATATTGGTTGGGGTAGAACACTTCTGCATTCTCATCCAGAAGAATTTTCATAAAGAGTTTTGCACCCTCTCTCGTACCCTTCCGGCGATACAGCTCGCGAATATGTTTTTCTAAATTTCTCTTATCAATCCCCGTAGCAAGATTTGACGGAATACCCTCCATGAAGGATTTACGAAACTCTTCAAGAAAGTCATAGATAGTATTATCGATGTCAGCATAAGCCAACAGTTGTTGAATATTCTGTACGGGATTTGCACGATACTGCGATACTGTTCCAGACGCACCAGAGGTTGCACCAGTTATAGTCTCACCAGTTTCGAACAACTGTTGGGAAGATATAAACAGTCTTGGGTTTTCATTACCAAGGTCTTCTACAAGAACAGTTGCCGTTGCATTGGATGTACCGCCCCTGATTGTCTCACCTTCAGCAAACTTACCTGTTGAACCAGAACCAATTTCTGTAACAACAAGAGTTCCATCTTCACTAAGAAGATTGGTAGATGTCTCAATCTCTAATAGAATGTTGTCGATGTTAACATCAACTCTAAGTTCACCAGCTTCAAGAAACTGATAATAGTGTTTTAGAAATCTAGAAAACTTCGGATGGTCCTCAGCAATGAAGTCGGGTAATTGACCATCAATCTGAGTGCTAAGTTTGTTTTCTAGAGTTGGGGTCCAAGACATGTCAAAAGGAGGCATGATTAATAACTCGACGTTGATGCGATACTAGGGGTTGTAGTAAATGTAGAACTACCACCTCCGCTATTAACTGCAATAGTATCTTGATTACCACTAATTGTTGTGTTAAGTGTATCAATCTCAAGTATCTGATTTCTTTTACCTACAATATCAGTAGACGATGGAATAGCAGTAAATCTAATCGCAGATGATATGTTACCATCTACATTAGATACTGTAGTTATAAAAACAGGACTTACTGAAATCAAACCAGTTGCATAATCAACAGTTCCAGCTGCAGATGAAAAATATGTTCTCACTCCACTCACCAAATAGTAAATGCGAAGATTACCTACGCCGTCGTCATCAAAGAACATCTCATTTGTATTGCCAGAGACGAAGAACCCCGTCGATGCAATGACACCGCCAGATGCAGAATTGTGGCCGGAGTGTGGATTATACAATGCATTTCCAAATTGAACCGTAAATGAATATGAACCAGCAGTATTTGGTGTGTAAAGAGAACCCAAAGACACGGTGGTAATATTACTAAGTATCGACGGGTCTGCATCATCAACCAAACCTGTAAACTGAGAGTGACGGAACACTGAACTGAAAACTTTTAGATTGTCATTATTAAACGAGGTCACAGTATTACTAACTAAGGACTCAATTGTTTCCTTTGTACTAGATGTTGCATTAGTATCATACTTGAAATTAACATTGAGAATTAGATTAAGTGTTTCTGGGTCAACAACCACAGGAGTAATAGATGCAACAGTAAACGGTGCCAAGTCAGTAACCAACTGAGCCTTCTGAACTTCATTCAAATTTAATCCTGTCGTTGACTTAACACTAATGAATACTTTACCATACTCTGCAATGTCTGACACACCAGAAACATCATTGAACGAACCATCCTCACCACCCCAGACAGAAACCGCTTGAGTGTTTGCAAACAACTGTTTAACATATGTCTTATAATCTTCTGTTGTAACACATCGACCCTGTGATGCATAATCCAGAGGTGCGTTGTACTTGATAGATTCAATACTCTCTGGTTCTGATCCACCAGCAGAATTTGAGACAGTGACAACATTAACACTATTGACTGTATCGATTGCAGTAGAAGAGGTAAACGTACTTGCACCGTTAGCTGCACCCTTATTGGTCACAACATATTGCATAATAATTATGTTACCATCTTCTATCGCAGAACCCAAAATACCGTCACCAAAATAAATTTCATATTGACCATCCTCAACTTCTTGAATAAAATATACATTCGATGTAGAGGTTAGTCCAGAAATATCTGTTGCTTGAGTAAAGGTTGTCTGTATGGTATCCGTTGCAGAGTTTTGAACTATAACCGAAAGGGTTGTTGTATCTGCACGATCATCATTGATTAGAAACCTCTGTTCAACATTCTGAGTGTCAGCAACGTATCGACTTGAAACATAACTTCCCTCATAAATTCTAATATCATCAAAGACAATGTTTGAACCACTGTTAGATGAAGTTACATTAGATATGGTTACAAACTGATAAGATTCATCTCCAACACTAGCACTGAACACTGTTCCTGCTGGCATAGTTGCACTTGCATTCGTTGTGTTAAGAAAAATGTCAACAACCGCATTAGATGCTGTTGCAGAACGAGTAGTGTATCCCAAGGTCTTTGCATGAGAAACAACACTTGACCTCAATTGAGAAGAGTCAAGGAACATCTCGTTTGCAAGCATGTTCGCATTGAAACCAAGATAGTGTGTATTATACGCAAGAACATCCAGAAGGGCAGATAGACCAGAGCCTTCGAAGTCATAGTCCTTGAACTCTGTCTGATTTCGCATGAAAAGTTTTAGGTTATCCTTAACCTCATCAAAATCAAATTCTGTTACACTGAGTCGTTGTCTGTTTGCTGCCATTATCGTAATCTCTCTAATAGAACTTCCATGTTCACAAGCTCTGTGGGTGCGTTGACAACATAAAACTCAATTGTAACATTATATGCATTGTTATCAAGATTGGGTATAGCTCTAACTCCAACGAGTCTAGCCCTTGGTTCAAAGTTTTCAATCACCTCTTCTATCTTCATGGTAAGAACATATGCGGTGATAGGAGTCATGGGCTCAAATAGAATGTCTCTCACACCAGAACCAATTTCGGGATGAAAAGGTTTTTCATAGAAGTTTGTTAGAACAAGATTTCTGACAGATCGTTTGACTGCTACAAAATCTGTCACCCTGTTGATATCATTTGTTCCCGTCTTAGGTCCAAAAAACAAATCTATATCGGAATACAGTTGAGCAGCTCGTTCTTGTCCCTGATATGTACCGTCAGTGTATGCGTCTTTAGCGCCCATGAGTATTCCTCTTTATTATTATTTATACATTTTCTGATGTATTATGTTTCATGATATAAGGTTTATTAAACTTCCAAACGTCCTTTGCATTCACACGAACAAATGGTTTGTTTGTCTCATTTGTATTTGGGTTAGGAATTGTCAGCATGACATTCTTACCCTTCTTAAACGCACTAACTTGATTAGTTGTTCGTGCAAGGTTATTCTGCAAGTAATCTCTACGAAGTGCTTTACTCACATCTTTGCTTACGTTGTTGCGTTCACCCTTTGATGTTTGTGTCGCCCTTGATTTTTTCTTTCCCATAATATAACTCCTTTATGTGTGTTTGTATTTATGTCTTTAAGTTTGTGGTTCTGGGTCATAGTTATCTAAGTATTCATACTGGATGGCCATAGCATAACCCCCGAAAACTTTATTAAGGGCTTCGTCTTCCCGATAAGTATTAAATTCTCCACCTTTTGTAAATGAGTTGGTATGTGTGCCGATGGCTGCAAAAACACCGTCTATGTCCAGAACTTCATTCTTAACACTAACAATATTGCCGGGGTGGTCTACCAAAGCTTTGGGTGAAGAGAATGTTAATTCTTTTCCATCAATTTTTATGTTTTGAGAACCTGTGCTGTCGGCATCGGTTCTAATCCACGCATACATATGTAATCCATAAAAACTATTATAAGATGTACCAAAGACCGCTTCTTCGGGTGAACCTTTCTCTGGAACCCGCAATGTGGTTTTCATCGCATCTCCAAAGTGTAAATAAATCTTAATTTTGTCTATTGGTTCATATTTCAGTGTAACTTTGTATGAAAGCCTGTTACCAAAAGTTCCATCTTTACCAAGATTTGTTATTACACCTAAACTTTTGAATTGACTGTAATTTGCCTTTTTATTAAGCATACCCCCATCAGGAGAAAAGTTTTTTCCTGTTCCAGCTGGGGCAACATTTACATCCGCTCCAGATGGACTTTTGATTTTTTTATCTGCCTTTACAATTTTTATTGCACCTCTATCTTCAGTTGGTGGTTCACTAGTAACCGCATATGATTCCACCTTTTGTTTAACTTCGGCAACTGCTGCCACGACATTTGCATTTTGATTTGATACGGATGGAGATTCTTGTTCGGCTGCAACAGATGCTTGTTTTGGTGCGATAGGTTTTTGCACTGCCGGTTCAGTACTCCCCGCATCTTTCTCAAGATTAGGAACGATAGCACAAATATCACCACCACCTGATATTGCCGAGGTAGCACTACTAACAAGACTATCCAATTCTAAACCCGCAGCGCAAATGTCATCTTCAAACTCTGTTTTAATTTTTGCAAGAGCAGAAAGAAAAGATGGAGTGCCGGGTATCTGAGAGGTAAGACTTGCAATCTCTGCTTGTAAATTTAGTTTGGGTAAAGTTGGTATCTCAATTGATTGAAGTTTATCCTTCAGACCCGCAAGTTCATTCTGAGCTTCTCCAAACGCAGCTGCAGCAGTAGATGCAGCTTCATCAAGTTTTGCCTTTGCGTCTGCTTTCGCATCAGCAAGTTTAGATAGAACATCATTCAGTTCTGGACTAGCACCACACAAATCTGGAATTTTAAAATCAACCATGTCTAACCTCCAGCAAATACATTGGGACTTCCTTCAGCAACAGAAGTACATCCACTAATCACATCACCAATTCTACCAGCGCCCCTATTATTAACAAATACCGTTGTTGATCCTACAGCAATTGGTGCTGCATGTGATGGACACGGTGCGCCGGGTTTTAGATGTGACGTATTATTATCACCCTGTCTCGACCATGCAATATTATTCACAAACACAGTTGGTGACCCTTCTGCTCGCGCAGGCGCAGAGCAATGTGGAATATCTGCATCACCTATTCTAGTTGCTGCTGGCATTTTCTCTCTCCTGTTTCATGAGTACTTGCAATTTATAATCCCAAAGTGCAATTTCTCTATGTTCTTCGGGTGTATGTCCGTCACCTCTCAAAAATTCAGTACCACTATTTATCTCTACTGAAGAAAATGTAAGTGTTGTTATAACAGTTCCAGAAGAATTTTTAAGTAAAAATGTTTCACTTGGGCTGGAAGAAGATGTTTGTTTAATAGTTCTTAAAGTAGTATTACTAGAATTTTTAATTATAAAATCTGAACCAGAGCTTGTTATATTTCCAAATATTTCGTGTATTACATCACCAGAGGAGTCCAAGATATCCATGATGCTAGAATCTCTTGGTGTTACTCTATGATGATCTTGTGTCGGTGGATGATAATGATTGTCTGCAATAGAATCAGCTGAGGTTTCTAACACTAAATGATTTTCTGAACTCGTTGTCCAATCCTCTGGTATTAACTTATCATTAAAACCCGTATCAATAGTTTTTGTAAATGTAGAACCACTACTTATCGATGATAATGAAAATACAAGTGTCGATACAGTGGTTCCAGAAGAATTTTTGAGTGGAAATGGTGCAAATGCACCAGAAGAAGATGATTGCTTAATAGTTATTAGAACAGTGTCACTAGAATTTTTAATTACAAAATCTGTTCCTACACTTGATGTATTTCCATGTATCTGTTCTATAATCACACCGTCACTATCTAATATAAGCACTGTGTTTGTACTAAATGTCGTTACTTCTGGTGTATCCTCAATTAATACTTCATTTCCGTCAACCAGAGTTCCCAAATCTGGCACAAATTTTATGACATTCTTTAAGGTTGAATCAACTGGAATTGCTTCGTAACTTGTGTACGTTGTAGTTACTCCAGATGTATTCAGTATCACAAACTCATGGGCCATTAGTTCAAGTCAATCCTTGCACCGTTAATTGCTACGTTACCCGTAGATGTGTGATCCCATGTTGTGGCTGTTGTTCCTACTAAATTAGACTCTGTTGCATATGTAAATGTACCGGCGGACTTTATATTCAAAGTGCTACCAGATTTAATAGAGACAATCCCTGATATGGTTGACTGAGATATATCGGTCTTTGCAAGCACGGTATAGTTAGAACCCGTTGATATGTAAATGCCATCAGCACCGGGGTTTGAACCCATCTCCTTACCCGTAACATCTAAATCATATCCACCACCAACAATTTGAATTTTAGATTTCTCAAAGGTGACAACCGAATCACCACCGACTCTACCTTTGATATCATCGTTGATATTGAAAGAATGATTGCCGATAATCTCTTCTTCACGATTACCACCCGGCCCTCTTGGATGTGTATCGTTTGCAGCGCCTACCTTGACACGATGGTTCTTGTGAATCTTCTGAATGAAGTCTCCTTCAATCTCCTGTATGTAGTCCCCCTTAATGAGCTCTCTTACTGAACCCTCAACTGTGATGTTCTGTGAACCCTTGATAACGATGTTCTCACTACCAATCACAATCTCGTAGTTATCACCGACAATCTTGGTGACAACAGAACCGTCAGGGTGAATCTCCTCAAATGTTCCCGCCATGTGTTGACGAAACATTCTTTCTGCGCCGGGGCTATCATCAACTTCCGTAATGTGACCAGACTCAGATTCAAATACATGGTTGTAGGGATAGACACCAGAAATATATGGGTTTGCATCTTCAATAATACCTTTGGGATGTGGCTCTTCCCAGAATCCCCGTGTTTCATCTTCTTTTAATTCATCGCTGACAGTTTTTATGTTTGGTTTGGTTGCAGTAGGAATACCCGTATTGCTATCATCTTCGTCATTAGACTCGACAGGATCACCACGCAACCGGCTCAGTCTACGAGAAATAAGAGACTGATGTGATTCTGATGCTCTACCCCTAGCTAAACGACTAGTATCTGATTCACCGATACCATGACCAGAGTGAGTTATAGTGCCGGGATATGGACCATATTTTGGTTCAAACTGAAATCCTTTTTGGGATGAACCTTTTCCTCTTGGATCATTAAATCCTTCAGATGTGCTAGCACTTTCTTCTGGAATACCCGGTAATGTGCCCATGATGACAGGTTGCTGTGCTTCAGTGTCCCTAAAGAAACCAACAACCCACGAACCTTGTGTTAGAAATGACGGTGTGTGACCTAACCCCTGCATAGAAGGATCAGTTACGGGATGCATCACATGGGCCCACGGTAAATCAGTAGTCTTAACCTTAGTCAAGTCATCACTGTGCCGTCCAAGCACACGAACACGAACCCTACCCAACTGAGCAGGATCGTTCCTGTCTTCAACTACACCAACAAACCAACTGAAACCATCTTTTCCCATGAAATCTTGCATGGAACTATTTATACTAGTTAATGAAGGTCTGGATCACGCCCTAGTCGTTTTTCAACATGTGACCAATTATATTCCTCAATGTCATAGAGGATGTCTGGATTGTTTTGTCGTAATATTTCAACACAGGTCAAGGCTTCTTCTTGATCCATGTTATCTACTATTGTTTCTTTTGAAAAAATTCTGTACTTTATCATGATGAACTCCTTTTTGAGATCACCAAATGCGTTCTGTCAGGTCCACAGTTAACAAAACTGTGTGGTAATGTAGTATCAACCTCATAGACGTAACCATCAGCGGGTATATGAGTTATCTCATTCAGTGTAGGAAATATAAAGTAAGCATTTGGATTTGTTATAAGAGCTAGATGATAACGAGGAGCCTCGTCAGAGTGTACGGAATAGGTGGTGTGCATCTTCTTAGTCATTAACCTTGACCGCACGCCGCCCAAATCCCGTATCACCCTATCAAAGATTGTACCACCGTATATCTCATTCAACATAGTAAAGTCTAACTCTACCTTGTCCGTTCCACGAAACGACCCTGCACCATCAGTATAGGGATCATGATCACTCTTCGGATTTCTTTGCAAGCAAGTCTGAGTGCTTCCATCCCCAGACCTTTCCCACATATCATCAAATAGAAGTGTCTGCATATGATCCCATTCAACTAGGCACTTATCCAGATCATACAACCATTTTGTTTGTTTTACATTCATGATGGGTTATTTAGACCGCACCAATCAACTCATTCGGAAGAATATAATCAAAATTAGCCAAACCAGAAGTATTGCCTTTGGTAATTTCGATATAGACAGAGTTCAAAGACTTCTCCTTGAAGGGAACATACTTCTTCAGCTTCTTGGATTTGTACAGAAACACTCCATCCTTCAACTTAATGTCATCATACGAGTCCTTATCAGAACCAACAGCAGTCAAAATCCCCGTAAGAATTTCACCATAGTCACCATTGTACACAACTTCATCACCGATATTCATAGTTCTTCTCCATAATTAAACATTTTAAAGTCTTCATTCCACACATCATACACATAGTCTTTCAGTTCTGGTGTATAGTATGTCTTCCAATCCGAGTATGAACCCGTATTGTGATTCGTAGAGGCAAATTCTACCCCGACAAATTTCTCCATATATTTTAACTGGTCTTCCATTCTAAAAACCTTTACATTATCCGATCCTTCTATCCACCGAACCTGTGGCCAATTCCATCCCCAATTACCAAAGAACTTTTTAGGACCAGTAACAAACTCTTTAAAGGTACTACTCATTCCTCTACGACTTTTGATGTGTTCATAGATACTCACCATGCGAGAATAAGGATTACGAACTATAGTTATGTATTGATCATGAACATATTCGGTAGTCTCCCAGAAAGACACAGGATTGTGCATCAAATCTGGTATCCATTTGCCTTCAATATCTGGGGTCTGTCCATTCACTCGTTTTTTAAAGTTTGATCCACTCGTCTTGGGAATATGAATGAACGCCCAATCGTCTGTATAAATCAAAGCCTACCCCACGACTGCATAGTTTCTTTTGTTCTCATCATAATATGGTATCTATCCGTATCACTTTCGTTTATCACAGAATGAAAGTTCTCAACTCTCAACTTGTATACATCACCTGCACGATACGGTATTAACCCTGTAGGATATACTGCAAACCTACATTCATTCGGAAAGTTAAGAGACATATTAAACAACCACTGCTCTCGATTATGCACATGTGGAATAATAACACCACCGGGTTTTATCATACTAATCTGTGAATTGAAATATTGATGTTGATTACTTTCTAAGAATTCGCATATAACAGGAAAATGATCCTTTGTTGGCGTTGCAAAATACCTGTGTATATGATCTGTTTCGACAAACGCATTCTTTTCTTTAGACCAAACAAACTCTTTTCTTTCTCTACCAATACTATTGGATGATTGGTCATTGTAACCATTATATGCAATACACTCTGCAAGCATATCTTTATGGTTTGGTACATACTGATGAAACATTGCTGACTCATCCGTACCTGTAGACCATTGATCAATAGTTTGCCAGAAGGTATCCCTCATTACAGATATTCGAATGTAGTATATACGATTGGGTCTTTATCAGAACCAACCCATTGTTTTGTGAT